ACAGATATCAATAACTTCCCTTGGTTCTCTCCTGCTGGAACAGCAAGAGGTGCCATCTTTAATGCAGTTAAGTTGGCTTACAATCCATCTAAGTCTCAAAGAGATAGACTTTATTCAGCAAGAGTTAATCCAGTTATTTTCTCTGCTGGTTCTGGAATTATCCTTTTTGGAGATAAGACTGCATTAGCTAAACAATCCGCATTTGATAGAATTAACGTTCGTAGATTGTTTATTTTCCTTGAGAATGCAATTGAGGCAGCTGCTAAAGATATGCTCTTTGAATTTAACGATACCATTACAAGAACTAATTTTGTAAATATCGTCGAACCTTTCTTACGTGATGTTCAAGCAAAGAGAGGTATTCAAGATTATGTTGTTATTTGTGATGAAACAAATAATACTGCTGCTATTATAGATAATAATGAATTTGTGGCTGACATCTACATCAAACCAGCAAGGTCGATCAACTTCATCGGTCTAACCTTCGTTGCCACCAGAACTGGTGTGTCATTTGAAGAAATAATCGGCAACGTTTAATTAAATAGAGGTTTAAGCAACTATGGCTACACGTCAACAAAGGAATACCACTCCATTAAGGACAATTAGTGATTTTAAGAGTAGATTATCTGGTGGTGGTGCTAGGCCCAATCTATTCGAAGTTGAATTAGCATTTCCGGATGCTGTTGCAATCGATAATGATGTTTTACAGAAGGCAAGGTTCCTTGTTAAGGCAGCTGCCCTTCCTGCATCAAATATTGCTCCAATTGAAATACCATTCAGAGGTCGTATTTTAAAAATTGCTGGAGATAGAACATTTGAAACATGGACTATCACAGTTATTAATGATACTGATTTTTCTATTCGTTCTGCTTTTGAGAAGTGGATGAATACTATTAATAAAATGTCTGATGCTACTGGATTAGTTGATCCTATCCAGTATCAGAAGGAGATGATGGTTAAGCAATTGGATCGTGATGGATCTGTACTAAGATCTTATAAATTCTGGGATACATTCCCAACTAATGTTTCAACTATTGATTTAAGCTACGAAACAACAGACACCATTCAAGAATTTACTGTAGAATTACAGGTTCAGTGGTGGGAGGCTTATAAAGGTACTTCTACTACAGCTGGTGGTGAATCTATCGTCTAAATAGTACAATAGTAGACTAATTCAAACTTTATAATATGGCAAGACTTTTTGGATTCTCGATTGAAGATAAGGAAAAAAAATCTCCTTCTATAATTTCCCCCGTTCCTCAGAATAATGAGGACGGGGTTGATAATTATATTAGTAGTGGATTTTATGGTTCTTATGTGGATATTGAAGGTGTCTATCGAACTGAATTTGATTTAATTAGAAGATATAGAGAAATGGCACTTCATCCAGAAGCGGATGGTGCTATTGAAGATGTTATAAATGAGGCAATTGTAAGTGATCTCTATGATTCTCCTATTGAGATTGAACTTTCAAATTTAAATGCTAGTGATAAATTAAAAAAATTAATTAGAGAAGAATTTAAAAATATTAAAGAAATATTAGATTTTGATTCCAAGTCTCATGAAATTTTTAGAAATTGGTATGTTGATGGAAGACTTTTTTATCTAAAAGTAATTGATGTTAAGAAACCTCAGGAAGGAATACAGGATTTAAGATATATTGATCCAATGAAGATCAGATTTGTTCGTCAAGAAAAGAAGGACAAAAAGAATGATTATATGAACGTGAAGATGAGTTCAGAATCAGATAGTTCTAAAATAGTATCCCCTGAGATTGAAGAATATTTTGTTTATACACCAAAACCATCTTATCCAACCGGATCTATTGCTAGTAGTGGTGGAACTAAGGGTGTAAAAATTGCAAAAGATTCTATTACTTATGTAACTTCTGGTTTGGTAGATAGAAATAAAGGAACAGTTCTTTCATATCTTCATAAAGCAATTAAAGCACTCAATCAACTTAGAATGATTGAGGATAGTCTTGTTATTTACAGATTATCAAGAGCACCAGAACGTAGAATTTTCTATATTGATGTAGGTAATCTACCAAAAGTTAAGGCAGAACAATACCTTAAAGAGGTAATGAGTCGTTATCGTAATAAGCTGGTATATGATGCAAATACTGGTGAAATTCGTGATGACAGAAAGTTCATGTCTATGATGGAAGATTTCTGGTTACCACGTAGAGAAGGTGGTAGAGGAACCGAAATCACAACACTTCCGGGTGGACAAAACCTTGGAGAACTTGCCGACATTGAGTACTTCCAGAAGAAACTTTATAGAGCATTAGGTGTTCCTGAATCTAGGATTGCATCAGAAGGTGGATTTAATTTGGGAAGATCATCAGAGATATTGAGAGATGAACTTAAGTTTTCTAAATTTGTAGGACGTTTGAGAAAAAGATTTGCAAATTTATTTAATGATATGTTGAAGACTCAACTTATCCTAAAGAATATTGTTACACCTGAAGATTGGGAAGTAATTAGTGATCATATTCAATATGATTTTCTATATGATAATCAGTTTGCAGAATTAAAAGAAACTGAAATGATGAATGAGAGATTAGGAACTCTTGCAACAATTGAACCTTATATTGGAAAATTTTATTCTAATGAATTTGTTCGTAGAAAAGTCCTTCGTCAAACTGATGCTGAGATGGTTGAAATAGATGAACAGATTGAACAAGAAATTGCAGATGGTATTATTCCTGACCCTGCAATGTTAGATCCTATTACAGGAGAACCATTACCACCAGAAGGTGAAATGGGAATGGATGCACCAAATGCAATTACCAATGGAGAATTTGCACAAGATACTAAAAAGGCTGAGATATAAATAAAGAATAGGACTTATATTAAATTTTTTATGGAAGAACTTGTAAACTTGATTGCTACTGATAAATCAGCTTCTGACATCAGTGACAAAATTAAGGATATTTTGTACACGAAAGCTGCTGATAAGGTTGACAATTCTAAACCTTTAGTTGCATCTTCTATGTTTGATACTAGTAATGATACTGAACAACAATCATCCGAGGATCAAGAATAATGGCACATAAACCAGTAGGAAGTGGAGTATCTTTTGCTGTTGCTACGGCATCAGCCGCATCTGGCATCATAACTCATTTCACCGATACTGTTAGAGTACATGCACTTGGTGGAGATGCACATGTAGTAGTTGGACTTGATCCTACTGCTGCAAATTCTGACTATTATGTTCCATCTGGTGGAACAGCAACACTAAGTATCGGTAGACCAAAGTCACAGAAAGTTGTTGGTGTCACAACAGGAACAACCACTACAATTGATTTCCCTGGAGGAAGTGGAGCTCCATTTGAAGTTGGAGATAAAGTTCAATTAACCGGAATTGTTCCTACTGGTGCTAATGGTGGAACTTCAGGAATAGGACTTACAGTTGTTTCAGTTCTTGATGGTTCCTTCAGTAGTAATTCTAATGGAGATTCTGGATATTTTGGTACGAGACTTACTCTTGCTCATAATACCACCAGTGTGGGACCAATCACTGATGGTGAAGGTGAACTGAGAGATGTTTTCCAGATAGCAGCAAAAGGAACTGCTTCAGGTTTATATGTTCAACAGGTACAAATTTCAGGAGACGCATAATGAAACTTATTACGGAAGAAATTTCAAGCGTTAAATTTATCACCGAAGGAAAAGGTGCTAAAAAGAAAATGTATATCGAAGGGGTTTTCCTACAAGGAGATCTCAAAAATCGTAATGGTAGAATGTATCCTGTAGCAACTCTTGCAAAAGAAGTTGGTAGATATAATGAATCTTTTGTTAAAAAAGGTCGTGCTGTTGGTGAATTGGGACATCCTGATGGACCAACTGTAAATCTAGATAGAGTGTCGCATAAAATTACTTCATTGAAACAGGAAGGTAATAATTTTATTGGTAAGGCACAACTTCTAGAAACCCCTATGGGTAAAATTGCAAAATCTCTTATTGCAGAGGGTGTCACACTTGGTGTTTCTTCACGTGGTATTGGAACACTAAAAGAAGATCGTAATGGTCTTAAAGTTGTAGGTGAAGATTTTCAATTAGCAACTGCTGCTGATATAGTTGCAGATCCTTCTGCACCTGATGCTTTTGTTAATGGAATTATGGAAGGAAAAGAATGGGTTTGGGAAGGAGGAATTCTTCGTGAACACTTTGTTGATGAGACTAAGAAAAGGATTAATACCTTAGTTGGTCAAAAAGCACTTGAAGAGCATAAGTTGAATCTATTCAACGATTTTCTCTCAAATCTATAAGTTCTATAAATAAATACAGATTAATCAAAAATATCTAAACAAATGTCCGTTGGTAACGATTTACAAGAAATGGAAAACGTAGTAACTAAAAACGCTGCGCCTGGAGAACCAATGCAGAAGCTCACCACAGGTGGTACTCCTGCTACTTGGGAGGATCTAGGTGGGCCGACACCAGAAAATTCTAAGCCTGATGACAACTCTAATAAGTTGGCAACACCAGGCAAGACACTCAAGCAAGTCAGAGATGTTGTTAATGCAAAAGCAACAGCTGGAGATCAAGCAATTCCTAGTGGAAATGCAACTCCTGGAACCCTTAAGCAGGGAGACGAGCCGGAAGTAAAAGATGAACAGGAAGTTGTTGTCGAGGACGAAAAAGCAACTGAAGAAGTAGTTGCTGAAGAACCTACTAAAGAGGAAGAAGTTGTTTCTGAAGAAGAGACTTCTACCGAAGAAGTAGTTGCCGAGGAAGAAAAATCTGAGGAAGAGGTTGTTGCCGAAGATAAGATTGATGTTGAAGAAGACATCAATGCTCTTATTGCTGGTGAAGAACTTTCCGAAGAGTTCCAAGAAAAGGCACGAACAATTTTTGAAACTGCTATTAAGACTAAAGTTTCAGAAATGAAAGAAGAGCTTAAGTCTGAGTATGAAAAATCTCTAGTAGAGGAAGTTGCAACTGTTAAAGAAGAACTTTCCAATAGAGTCGATTCATACCTAGAATACGTTGCTGAAGAGTGGGTGGAGGAAAATGCACTTGCTGTTGAGCACGGACTTAAAACAGAAATGACTGAATCATTCCTTTCTGGAATGAAGAGTCTATTTGAAGATCATTATGTAACAATCCCTGAAGACAAATATGATGTACTTAATAGTATGGTAGAAAAACTTGATGAGATGGAAGATAAACTCAACGAGCAAATTAATAAGAACGTTGCTCTAAACAAAAGGTTATCAGAATCGACTGCTGATGTAATCCTAGCGGATGTATCAGAAGGTCTTGCAGTTTCCCAAAAGGAAAAACTTGCTTCTCTTGCCGAAAATGTTGAGTTTGATAGTGAAGAAGCCTATCGTGAGAAGCTAGTAAAGTTGAGAGAGTCATATTTCCCAGCTAATCCTAGTACTCCAAGAAACAATTCAGAGACTATTTCTGAAGGAACTGAGGCACCTCAAGCAGCACCGTCTGGCTTGATGGAAAGTTATCTTCAAACTCTGGGCAGAGTTTCGAACAAGTGATTTTTTAAATTATAGATCAAACTAAAACTTTATACAGGTAAAAACAAATGCAAGCGTTCAATGCTGAACAACTGCAGGAGAAGTGGGCACCAATTCTAGACCACGATGGTCAAGAAAAAATAACAGATTCTCATAAGAGAATGGTTACCGCAGTTCTTCTGGAGAACCAAGAAAAAACTTTAAAAGAGGAAGCAGAATTTCTTTCTGAAGCTGCTCCTACAAACGCTACTAGTTCTACTAGTATCAAAAACTTCGATCCAGTGCTTATCAGCCTGATTCGTCGTGCAATGCCAAACTTGGTCGCATATGACCTAGCTGGTGTTCAACCAATGAATGGTCCTACTGGACTTATTTTCGCAATGCGTTCACGTTATGCTTCACAAACTGCAGAAGAAGCATTCTACAACGAAGCAGATACTGCATTCTCTGGTCAGTCGTCAGGATTCAATAAGACTTCTGGATGGACTGATGGAGCAGTTGGTTTAGGTACAACTAACCAACAGGGTTCTAACCCAGGTGCTCTTGACGGTACATTCCCTGCTACTGCTGATGCTACTACCTACAACGTAGGTGAGGGCATGACAACTGCTCAGGCAGAAGCACTCGGAGATGCTGGTGCTAACAACTTCAACGAGATGGCATTCTCGATTGAGAAAGTTACCGTTACTGCGAAGTCACGTGCACTAAAAGCTGAGTACTCACTAGAGCTTGCTCAAGACTTGAAAGCAATTCACGGATTGAATGCAGAGGCAGAACTTGCCAACATTCTTTCTACTGAGATTCTTGCTGAAATCAACAGAGAAGTTATTCGTACAATTTATAACGTTGCTGTTCCTGGTGCTCAGGCCAACGTTGCTACAGGTGGTACATTCGACCTAGACATCGACTCTAACGGAAGATGGTCGGTTGAGAAGTTCAAAGGTCTCATTTTCCAGATGGAAAGAGATGCTAATGCCATCGCACAGCAAACTCGTCGTGGAAAGGGTAATATGATCCTTTGCTCTGCTGACGTTGCTTCTGCACTCACAATGGCAGGTGTTCTGGATTATACCCCAGCACTTAATGCTAACCTCAATGTTGATGACACAGGCAATACCTTTGCTGGTGTACTTCAAGGTAAGTATCGTGTATACATCGACCCTTATGCTGCTAACGTTGCTGCTAACCAGTACTACGTTTGTGGTTATAAAGGTTCTTCACCTTATGACGCAGGACTGTTCTACTGCCCTTACGTTCCTCTACAGATGGTTCGTGCAGTTGGCGAGAACACATTCCAGCCAAAAATCGGGTTTAAGACTCGTTACGGAATCGTTGCTAACCCCTTCGCCCGTGGCGCATCCCTTGATAACCCTGGTGTTATCGCACGTAATAGTAATAAGTACTATCGTCGTGTTAAGGTTACAAACCTTATGTAAGAAGAAAGGAAATATATCCTTTATTCAAGAGACTCCTTCGGGGGTCTCTTTTTTTATCTAAATACAAATAAAAGTAGTAATACTATGAAACCTACTCCAAAAGAACATCATGAGGCACTTGACCGTCATGCTAGAATAGTGAAGCATTTAATTGATGAAGGTTATACCGACAATGAAGAATCTGCTAATAAGATTATCATGGGTATGAGCGAACAATGGTTTAACATTATTATCGACTAATGAAAGATTTTGATAAGTTTATTGAAGAAGCAGCCACTAAGAGATGCCCTCCAGGTAAGTATTATGATGGTAAAAAGTGTATAATAGTTCCTCGTGGATACCATGTAGGTAGAGGAGGGTATATTGAACCAGATGAGAATGGTAAAAATGGGTCCAATAACGGCAATGGAAATGGTAATGGCCATAATGGCAATGGCAATGGTGGCAATGGCAACGGTAATGGTGGCAATGGTGGTGGAGGCAACGGAGGTTAACAATGGCAACAGCATTTGATAATCAGATATCAAATAGGAATTTTTTATCTCCAGTTGGATTTAAATTTACACTGGCAAAAGAACCTAAAGTTTCTTTCTTTTCAAATACCGCAAGAATACCTGAATTAAGTTTAGGAACTGCCGTACAGCCAAATTATTTGAAAGATGTTGATGTTCCTGGTGACAAATTACAATACGGTGATTTATCACTTAGATTCTTAGTGGATGAGAATTTGGAAAATTATATGAAAATTCATAATTGGTTAAGGGGACTTGGATA